CATAGAATAAATAGTATCAGTATCAGGCTTGTTATTTATTTGAAAGTCAGGATCTATTTCTATTAATCTTCTTTCAAATTCTATCCCTAATTGTCTTGTTTGTTCTTGCGTCATGATTCAAGCGATCTTATGTTGGTTTTTGTAGATATCCTTGGAGATTCTATTATTTCAGTAGACATTATTATTGCTAAATTTATCAACTCTTCCGCCATAGAATCTGATAATTCAAATTCAGTATTATCGGAACCGTTTACAAATTTTGCAGGTATTTTTATATATGTCACAGATAGCTTCATACTACCATGATTATACTTATATTTATATAAATCTATAAGTAAACATATATTTTTACCTTCTGTATATGCCACTGGATTTTTCATCCACGGTAAATTATTTGCAGTAGCTTTAAATCTTTCTGATGCTACATGAGATATTAGCGATACTGGAAGTATTACATGTCTATTATCGTCTATACTAGATGCGGTATTAACTATTTCAACACTTCCATTTATATAATATAACAAATTACTCGGTATATCATATTTAAATAAGTTGTCTACTATAGGATCTTTTGTATACTTACTTAATGTAGTATTAGTTAAAAGAGGCCTAATATCTTCGATTGCTTTTGTATCTCCTTCAAACGGTACTTGTCTTGGATTATTACCTGTTAATTTTTGAGCTATTATGGCTAAGTACGCTTTGTCTAAGATAGTAGCAATCTCATATCGAGTTAACGACGGATATGACGAAGTGACATTTGCCTTGTCATATTCAATCATAAACTTAGTATAAATATCACTATGCTTCATACGTCGTGTTAAAATTATTTATTCTGAGTTTCGTTTATAATAGAAAGCTTGAGATCTTGATTCTTTTTAGCATCTAAATATGCGACAGCATCATCAAGTGAATCTGCGAACATTTCGGAACCATAGTAATATTGTGTACGATCCTTACGAATCACACCTTTTGCAATAGCTTCCTCGATCAAATATTCTGTTTCCTTGTTTTTATTATCTACCCATTTATAGAAGAACTTCTTAGGGTTCTTATCTACCAACGAGAATAACGTAGACTCTATGAGCTCGTTAGACATGTCGTCAGGACGTACACCGTACATTCTAAGACACTTACGCATTTGTTCTATAGATAACTTATCAAACTCCTTAACAGCGTCTCTACGAAGCTTATTTTGCTTGTTTTGCTCAACCGCTTCAGCTTCTCTATTGATTAGCAAATAATCTTTACCGGCATCGAGTCTATCTAAAGATGTAGCTATCCTCTTGTGACCAGTAAGAAACTTAATTATCATTTGTTGGCGAGGAATACTATCGTCTAACAATAGTGTTCTAGCGCCCACTTTGACACAAAACGTTGTCCAAAATTCACTTGTATTTGCAAGATGCCCTTCAGGATAACCTAAAGCTTTTTCAAAATATTTTTCATCCTCAGGTGTTAACCCGGTGTAAATCGACCCAGATCTGGTAAAATAAGGGGCTATGTAATCAAAGCATGACCTATACTTTATTAGACCAGCCCAAGGATTCTTTTTCTTGATTTTTAATTCAACTACCATAATTATAAATTAGTATTTGTTTTCCTGTATTTATATAATATACGTTGGCGAGGATGTATTTACACCCAAGCCAACTTTATATTATATAGTACGATAGATCCGAATCCAGTTATCTTGTTCCATTAGGAACATGATATAATGGATTAGCGAATCCCGTTATCTTGTATTACGCGCCAACTGCGGCTGCGCCATCATTCTTAAGTTCATTATCCTCAGAATCGCAGTACAGAATACCACAAGCAAGTGGGTTACGAACCATAATACCCTCTTCTCCGAGGAAGTGTACCTGATAACCATCGCGGCTGTTAGAACGCAGAGCATTGATAGAGTTACCATAACCACTAGGAATTACAGAACCACCAGTACACCACTGTACAAACTCACGACCCTTACGACAAACCTTTACGATGTTAGCCTGACCATCGCGTGTGCCGAGATCAAGGAACATAAACGTATAAGACATAAGAGGTTTACCTGTTAGAGGATGAAGTTGACGGAACATCTCCATGTTATCAAACAGAGGACAACGCTTGAGGGTTAACTCAATACCGTTAGTCATCCTATATGTGGTAAACTGACCACCGAGGGTAAGCTCCTGACCAGAACCGGTGATAAACTTAGTATCAATCAGATTGAAGCCTGCTACTTTCTCCTTAAGGATACGATCAAATTCTCTGATTCCCATCTCTCCTGTAAGAGCAATAAACTTACGCTCATTAGTACCGAGCATGTTGTAGCAAAGATCGAAGAGGTAATCCTCAAGAAGCTCTGCTGTAAGAGTTGTATAGTAACGTACGTTTGCAGGGCTAATCTGTTCGAACAGACCGGCTGAAATTGCAACAGGCCTACCGTTTGTACCCTTGTTTGCATAAGTACCATCGGCGTTGCGATTTGACTTAGCAAACAACAACTGATACTCCTCACGCTTTTTCCACTCACGAAGAGCCTTCCAATACTGATAATCAGACCACAGATAAGACTGCTTACCTGTCTCAGGGTCCTTCAATGCAATAGCAAGCACTGTAGAATAAGCATCGCCTGTGATATCATAGCTAAGACGCATAGTCATAAGATTATTACGCATCTTAAACGGAGTCTGATAGTTGATTATATCTGCCTCATCGGAATACTCCTCATAAGCACTACCAATACGGCTTACCTGACGACCAGGAAGAAGGAACTCACCTGGAACGTATGCTCCAGCAAAACCATCTGCTACGTAGCACTCGTATACCCAAGCATTACCATCCTGATAAGGTGCGCCAGAAACGCGAACCTGATAATGATAGTCGTCAAATGACAAAATTGCACCTGGCTTATTGTTCATGTGAAGTCGTTAATTTCACATCGTTATTAACTGCTGTATCTTTCAATACAGAACTGACCATATCACTCTCCTATTCAAAGGAGATCCAGTACTTCGGGGAACTTTCCCCTACACCGTGGTTAGCGGTTGGTCGATGAACCTTTAGATATTGTGTATCGATTCTCAGTCCTTTAAAATAACCCTACTTAACATACATTCCTGTATTCGCATACTTGCAAAGTATTGCCGTAACGTTTTTCAAAGAACACTTAAATTGTTTTAGTATATTTTTCATTCCGATTATACTAAACTATTTATTGTTATATACATTTGTAAAAGTATATATTTTACAATTATCGAATCTTCCTGTAATAGAATTTCTTATAGATTTTTGATTTCCAAATCCTGGTCTGTTATGACTTATAGAATAGTGGGAATTTTCATAATTCGTACACCATTCTAAGTTTTCAAACCAATTATTTTGTTTATTAAAATCTTTATGATTTACTTGCAGTAGATTATGTGGATTGTCTATAAATGCTTCTGCAACTAATCTGTGTACACGCATTTCATAGTTTTTACCATCTTTACATAAAGCTACTCTTTCATAACCATCACATGATAATCTAGGTTTTAAAAATCTATTAGATCTTATTGAGAAGACTTTACCGTCGCTTGTAACTTCGTATAACCCTTCCCATCCTCTTACAGGTTTAAATATCTACTCGGCTGCTGATTGTCCATTTTTTATATTATTCATATATCTATAAATTTAAATTTTACTCTATGGTATAAATTTCTTTAGGATGTTCCAGCAATTCTCTGGATTTTTCGATAAGCATTACTGCTTAAAGCGGCCCATTATAATTTGTGCAAAATTATAGCTAACCGAACCAACGCTCCTCGAGAGCAACATAAATAGGTGTGCCGTTTATACCAGCAGTAGCTGTAGCATAGTTACTAGCGTTAATTTCTACATTGCCGCTCTTTGCCCAACGAATATTTACAGCATGATCTGAATCAATCTGTACAGACCACTCATATTCACGGTTTTCAATAATCATAGTTTTGCCAAGGCCACCTGTAATCATATCAATTGCAGTAGATACACCGTCATCCTTAGTACCAAATACCAAAGAAAGCAAACCAGATACCTCATGGGGCTTAGTCAGCAAAGCGTTAGAAATCATATTCTCGTCTACGAGGTCAGAAAAACGACGACCACGGTAGAGCTGAAGATTGTTAAGTAAATTATTATTCATAAAATATTAAAGTTGTATATATCAGAACATACCGTTAAGTAGGTCTGTTGCTGATTTTTGTTTATCCTGAGCATTATACCTAGTATGATTTTTGGTCTAATGCCTCATTAATTTTCTAAGTTTTTCTGTAGCGGATGTTTCTCCTGTCTTCTTAGCTCCAGAAATCAAAGTATCTCCATTCATAGTAAGATATGCAGACTCTATTAAATTCTTTGAAAGATTTTGATTAAAGTCCTTTTGATACTATGACATACCATTTTGATCAACCTTAAATATATAATCATACAGAGCCTTCCTGTCCTCTTTTGGAACAGCAATTCCTCTGATATTATCTAGATTATTTATATCGGTTGTTACAGAATTAAAGAATTCTTCTTGTTGAACACGTTGCTGTTCTTCAATCTGCTTTTGCTGCTATGCATTACGCTCAAGTTCGTCTTTACGAATAGTCTT